GCGTATTGTTATCTTGCAGTTATTAGATGCTGGCTGTGAGCTAGCTTGTATCATGCTGACAATGTTGTCAATTTGAGGGTTTGGCATAGGTTAAGCGGCACTCCTTATCAGTGATTCAACAACGGGACGCATCTTGTCGTGATGGTCGGGGGTTGAAGCGTATAGCTGATAAATAGCCACAATCAACTTGGCTTTCTGTGTGTGCGACATCTGGCGTCGCGTTAGATGTAAAACAGACTCTAAAGTTTCAACAGATAATTCAAGTATTTGTAAGTCTAACGCTATTGATTCGTGTGTTTCAGATTTTGCAACTGGGTTGTCTAACGCTGTTTTTTGTGCAGCGTCGGGCATTGCTGTGCCAAATGGCTCACCAATCCCATCAGATAACCACGCGTGGTTGCAGCCTATAGAAGATGCCCACTTCTCAATTGTTTTGCTTAAGGGCTTGTTTCCACGCTCTTTTGCGCTTTGAAACGTTGATTTATTGATGCCGTGGCGTGCAGCCCATGCAAATGGCTCTTCATTGCCGATCAGTTGAGCCATGCGCTCCCAAAAAGCTTTAGCTGCTGACTGCCTATTGTCGTGTTGCTGAGTCAACATGCCCTACTCCTCTGCGTACTGTATGCAAAATGGGTAAGCAAAAACAATAAATCGTTTGCATACCTTTTATACCAATAAAAACAGGCGCTTAAGCTTGATATGCAAAAAACACCCGACAAAGTATGCAAAACAACTTGATATGCATACTTTTGCGTACTAATATGCGTTAGAAGTGTTGAAAAACACTTTTAACACTGAAAAAAAATCGCCAGTGGCGATGCGCAAAAGGGCTTTGGCTATGTGGCACAAAGAAGACATTAAGGCAGAAATTCGTAAGCGTGGAAAAACGCTTATTGAGCTTGCACGCGAGAATGAAGTGTCTGCATCTACAGTACGCGACGCACTTGTACGCCCCGTAACTGCTGGTGAACGCATCATTTCTGGCTTTCTTGATGTCCCACTCTGTGAACTCTGGCCTGAACGTTGGACTCAAACGGGTCAACGGATACGCCCTCGTTACGCCCACAAATATAACGCATTTGGACGGGTTGACCAATGAAAACACATTATTCAGTTGCCGACTTGTTGAGTATGCAAATTGATGGCGTGCCAAACACTCGGCAAGCCGTTGAATACCGTGCTAAGCGTGAGCAATGGCCTTTTGTTGAGGTAGCCGCAAAAGGTGGTCGCAATGGTGTGCGCCGCGAATATGCCCTACCCACTGAGCTTGCACGAGCCGTACAGGCTCATTTGATGAAAGACGCCATTGCCAGTGTACCCGCTGTAATCAACGAACCTACCCCACCAGTTTTGCATACTGTGAATACTACACAGCTTGCAGACTGGCAACGTCAATGCGCAGAAGCCCGTTTGATCATCGTGCGTGAAGTTGAGCGCCGTGTGCGTGCCGGTGCGAAAAAGACCAAAGCCCTTGAATCGGTTGTCAGTGATGCTGCTGCCGGTATTTTGCCCGAGGGAATACAAGGGATTGTCGCTCTCGCCAATGCACGAGCTGGTGATGAGCGAGCAATCAGCCGCCGTAGTTTGTTTGACTGGTGCAGTGCTGTTGAGCAAGCCGAAGCACAAAAAATCCCAGCAATTGCAGTACTCGCACCCAAGCCCCGTGCGCAAAAAATCCCTGCATGGGCTGCACACCTGATGCAATTGTGGGGGCAACCACAAAAGCCCAGTTTGGCGGCGGTGATGGAAGTACTTCCTTCAGTCCTGCCCGCCGGTATTGAAGTACCAAGCTACGGTCAAGCCTACCGTTTTATCAATGAGCAAGTGGGCAGCGTCGAGCGCGAAAAAGGCCGGATGGGTAGCCGCGAACTCAAGAATATCAAGCCTTTTGTGCGCCGCGATACGACCGCACTACTGCCAACCGATGTGTATACCGCCGATGGTCACTGTTTTGATGCCGAGGTGGCACACCCGCAGCATGGTCGTCCTTTCCGGCCTGAAATCACCACGGTGATTGATGTTGCTACCCGTCTGGTGGTTGGGTTTAGCGTTGATCTGGCTGAATCGGGCTGGGCAGTACTTGATGCTATTCGCCTGTCTGCCACCAACTGGGGCATTCCTGCCCTGTTTTATGTGGACAACGGTTCGGGCTATCAAAACGACATGATGAAAGCCCAAGGGCGCGGGATTATGGCGCGGCTGGGGACAGAGATGACCCATAGCTTGCCGTACAACTCGCAAGCACGCGGGATTATCGAACGCTCGCATCAAACATTGTGGGTCAAAGCTGCAAAAAATCTGCCCACATACATGGGCGCTGATATGGACAGCCAAGCCAAACAGAAAGCCTTCAAGGTCACACGCCGTGACATCAAAGCGGTGGGCGCATCTAAATTGCTGATTCAGTGGGATGTGTTTTTGGAGTATGCGCGGGCTGCTGTGGAGGATTACAACAGCAAGCCACACTCTGCCCTGCCCAAATTTACCGACCGTACCACCATGAAAAAGCGGCATTTATCGCCGCTGGAAGCATGGCAAAAGGCGATTGCTGATGGTGCTGAGATTCACAAGATTGATGCCACTGAAGCCAATGATTTGTTTAGACCTTATGTCGAACGGACGGTGCGCCGTGGTGAAGTCGATCTATTCGGTAACAAGTATTTTGCCCAAGAGCTTGCCGACTATAACGGTCAGGTCATGACGATTGGCTACGACATCCACGACCCATCACAGGTTTGGGTACGCGATGACGAAGGCCGTCTAGTTGCTGTTGCGGGCTGGAATGCCAACAAAACCAGCTATTTCCCAGTATCCAAAATTGAACAAGCCCGCGAGTTACGCGCCAAAGGCCGCTTGCGTCGCATTGCTGCAAAACAGCATGAGGCACTAGAGGAAGCCGGTACACAAACCGTGCTTGAGCATCTTCAAAGCCAGAATTTGCCAGTGTTTGGCACTCGCACCACTGATCTTGCAGCCGTTTTTGCTGAGATCGAAGCGGCTACTCCAGCCCCAGCCCCGACCAATATTGTGCCCTTCAAAGCGGTTTTTGATGACGCGCCAACACCTGTAGCGATGCCCGAAGACAAGCTGGGTCGTTGGGTGGCGTTGGATGATCGAGTGCAGGCTGGTGAGCAGCTTGAGGGGAAAGATTTTGATTTTTGGTCGTTGTTCCCGAAAGGAAAAACCTTTCGGGAACTGACCGAAGACAAGCCTGAATTACGCCAGCGCGCTGCGAACGCGCTGGGTAAAGCGTGAGTACTGACGATTGCAATCGTCGGGACTCTTTTTTAACACTGGAGCTTTTTTATGCTGAACGATCTTAAACAGCCTGTCAACACCGGTGGTGCTGGCATCGCGCAAATCCAAAGCGTTGCGGCTTGCTATCAAGCCATCAAACGCACCGATGACCGTAACCCTATGCTGTCTGGCATTGCGGTGTTTTATGGTCACAGTGGCCTCGGTAAGTCTGTTGCTGCAAGTTACATTGCAAATAAAACAGGGGCTTACTATGTGCAAGCAAAGTCCACATACACCAAAAAAGCCCTGCTGCAAGCGGTGCTGCGTGAGATGGGGATTATCCCAAAGCCTACCCTGTCGGAAATGACAGACCAAGCCGCTATTGAACTGGCTAAAAGCCGCCGCCCCTTGATTGTGGACGAGTTTGACTTCCTCGTGTCGTCTGGAAAGGTCGAGGTCGTCCGTGACCTTTACGAGGGCAGCCAAGGCACGATTTTGTGTATTGGTGAGGAACGACTTCCGAGCAAATTGGAAAAGTGGGAACGCTTCCACGGTCGTGTACTGCACTGGCAACCCTGCCCACATGCCAACGTCAATGATGCACGTTTGCTGCTACCCGTCTATGCCCCTCAAATCCAAGTGACTGATGAGGTGCTGGAGCTGCTCGTGTCTACGGTGCGTGGCTCAACTCGCCGGATCTCAAACAACTTGGAAATGCTGCATGAAATTGCCCTCAGCGAAGGTGTGCGTGCTGTTGACCCTGACGTGCTTAAGGTGCTTTTGCCCGCCGGTTTTGTGACTGGTGAAAGCCCTAAGCCACGGTCTTTATAAGGAGTTTTTGAGATGACTTTGGAAGCTATGGAATGAGCACGGAAAAGCGAGGCACTGCCTCGCCCGTGCGCAAGGCAAGGGCTGTGCCCGCGCAGGCGCAATCGCCACGAGGAAGCCATTCCGTCTTATTTTTTAAGAAAAATGTCCTAGCCTAAAACTCCTGATTTGATGAGTCTGCATGACATGGTTGATTTTGAAGATATTGAAAATGCGATGAAAACGGCTATTGCATCATTGAATAGACCTTATATCCGTGAAATCACGTCATTTGGTGGCAAACTGGTACGAGCCTATTCTGGTCAGTTTGAGGATGCAGCATCATATGATATTGACTATGCAATCCGATCAGACCCAGCAGTATGGGTCACATTTGCTGGGTCAGGGCAGCCTGAACGAATGGGCGCACGAAAATATAAGCTACCACTGATATTTTTGACCTTTGTCAGCGCACGAAGTTTACGCAATGAAGAAACTGCGCGGCATGGCGTAAAGCTCGGCAACAGCATGGTCAGTGTTGGCACATATCAACTACTACGCGATGTGATGGCAGCTCTGCTGGGCAAGAAGCTCGAATTGAATATTGAGCCTTTTGTCATGGGTGGAATAGATACTGTCTACAATAAAAGGGATGCTGATCGTGCAACATCAGTGATGGTGCAACGCTGGTATACCAGTGTGATCGTTCCTGTGCCAGAAGAAGGCGAAGACGCTGCACCGTGGATTGAGCGCGTAAACCTTGAATATTTCTTTGATGACGCCTCTGTAGCTGTGACAGACCTGATCCCCGTTGATCATGTCACACCAAGTCAGTCATAAAAACGCTTGTTTTTTGCGTTAAGGTGCAGCATTCTAACGCTGCACCAGCAAAATCTGGTGTCAGGATTGGCGTCCTGCTACTGTTAAGGCGCATATACCGCGCAAGCGGTTTTTTTATGCGTGCCGTTCAGCACCTGCGTTTTGATGGGCTGGACGGGGGCAGCTTCGGCTGCGCCGATTCCTTAACGTCGGTACGCCAACCCCGTCCAGTTCATCACCATAGATTGGCGTCTTTGGTGATGGGTTTATCCCGTTCGTTAAGGAGTCAGTCATGACAAACCCTCTAGATCTCGTTTGCCTCAAAAACGGTCAGCCCGTCACGTCATCTTTTCAAATTGCTGAACACTTCGGCAAGGCGCATAAGCATGTTCTGGAAAGTATCCGTGCGCTGGAATGCTCAACAATATTTCGTGAGTCGAACTTTCGGCTTACCTATGAAATCAAGACTATAGGAAACTCCTCTCGCAAAACACCATGCTATGAAGTCACGCGTGATGGGTTCACGTTGCTGTGTATGGGCTTTGTTGGTCAAGCCGCAATGCAATGGAAAGAAGCCTATATTGCTGCGTTTAATCAGATCGAAGCTCGCGCAATGCTGCAACATCATTTAGCTTATCAGGAAACCCAAAAACTAAAACTTGCATTGCTCGCCGCTCGACCACAACTACAATTGCTCAAACGCTATGATAGCTTGGGGCTAGATGTATTTGAGCAAGCAAAACTACTTGAGGTGTCGCCCCGAAAAGTGCGGACATTAATTCGGGAAGCCAGAAGCCTTGGACTCATGGAAAGTAAGCCCACTCCTGTACATCAATTATCGTTGCTAGGAGAATAATCATGGATCGTAAAAAAAAGATGGGCGAACTATACGATAGCCTTTTTGAAATCAACATGATGATCAATATGGTACGCCATCGACTTGATCAAATGGACTGCGGTGAAGAAGCCGTGGATGAATCCATTTTCGTGCTACGCGCAGCAGATCGGTTATTTAATGGCATTCACGATCAGCTTGACCAGCTATGCCGAGAAGCCGATCAAGCGGCGTAATCATCAGTGCGCACGGCGCACCCTACGCGACTTTTGGAATCACTTCCGCCTGACGCTCAGAAGCTAAATATTTGAAAATAGGTGCAAACTACCATCGGTTTGCACCAAATTGAATTGCCCTTCCCTCCCCACTCGCTCCAATCGCAGCAACAGCAGCACATCAGTGATTGCTGCTTACAAACCTGCTGCACCAGCTCATGCCCACACACCTACCGCACAGTCGGAATCAATTCCGACAGCAGCACGCCCAACCCTTTCAGATGACCGCCCCCGCTGGGAACAGCAGGGCTTTAGAGGAGCAAAAAAATAATGACCCGTAAACGCATGGCTGAACCTCAGCTCAAAAGCTATCAAGCGGTGGACGATGCACTGCTGCAAATGTCCGATTTGAACCGAGCGATTGAGCTGGAAAAAGCCGCTTGTAATGAGCTGGTTGATCAAATCAAAGAAGACTGCAAGCAGCGCATCAAGCCACTGGCTGATGAAATGAAGGCTTTGGAACTGTCGATCAAGGAATTTTGTGACAGCCGCAAAGATGAATTTAGTGCAGTGAAAACCAAGCGTTTGGTGCACGGTTCGGTGGGTTATCGCTTATCCACCACAGTGACCATCCCCGACACTGCATTCACGCTTGAGCAACTGCGCACTCGTGGGCTGGATCAGTGCATCCGCATCAAGGAAGAGTGCGACAAAGACGCGATCAAGCAGCTCAGTCTGGCTGAAATTGCTGAGATTGGCGCGAACCTGAATACCCGCAATACGTTTGGATACGAACTTGCCAGCGTTAATCCTGCCGCCGAGGTGGTGTGATGAACGCCGCCCTTACCCATTTGATTTGGCTGATTGATAGCGGTGTTGAGTACCCAGATGCTCAATACCGCACGGCCACGCTTTTTGGCTGTGATGCTGATGCATTGCAAGCCGCATATGACCAACAGTTTACCGCCGATAACGGCACAACCACGGAGTAAGACCCTATGAACAAGTCCGACATGATTGCACGCATTGCTGACCAAGCGGGCATCACCAAAGTACAAGCCACTGCCGCCCTTCAAGCGTTAGAAACGGGTGTGATTGAAACCCTTTCTAACGGTGGTGAGGTGGCATTGAAAGGCTTTGGCACGTTTAGCGTGAAAAACCGCCCAGCTCGTACCGGTCGCAATCCCAAAACCGGTGAAGCCATTGCGATTGCTGCAAGCAAGAGTGCTGTTTTCAAGGCTGGCAAGCCATTAAACGACGCGATTGCCTAATGCGAAACAGCGGGCTAGTCCCGCTGTCTGCCCAGCGTGGTGGTTGGGTACTGATGAGCAGCCGA